CCGGCTGTGTCGCTCAGGTCGGTGTAGTCAATGACCACCTCATGGGTTGACCCCAGAATGGCTGCTGCTTCAATTGGAAGTTTATTGATTTCCATAATTCAGTGTTCCTTTCGATTAGGTCAATGCGGGTGAGAATTGTGCCATTCCGAGCGGGTTCAAGACGCACAGGGCAGCACGGGATTCAATCATGAATCGCTCACCACCGCCTTGGTCTTCAAATCGCTCAACCGTTGGCTGCTTGTGCATGCGGAGATGGATTTTGTCCATATCCAGCAAGTAACCACGGCCAGCTTCCTGGGAACTGCCATCAGCAGAAAACCCAATGAAGTTGTCGGCAATGATTTCAATCACACCAAAGTCACCTTCAAAGATGGTGGTGGTGTTTGTGACTTTCTTGGACGCACCGTCGAAGTTGAAGTCGCGGCTGGAATATCCAGCGGTGGCAATCGTTCGGGTGAAGTCCGTGAACCGACGACGAAGCGTGGCGTCAGCAAACAGCTTGTAGTCACCTCGCATACCAGTGTTTGTCCAGAGTGTCTGGAGCAAGGTCTGGATGGTGGTTTCGGTGAGGGAAGCAGTTGCAGTTCCTTCCACAGTTGCACGATATGCAGCAGGGACTTGGAACACTGACTGTCCAGCAACAGAACCGGCACCAACAGCAGTCAGGTTGGTAGTGTCTCGCAACCAAACACCGAGTCCTCGGAGTAGGTAAGGAACACTTCCAGTGTCAGCCTGGTGTTCTTGGTCAGACAGGCATGAACTTTCCATATCTCTCAGCAGCTCAACGCCTTTCTTCGAAATCGCTTCGGCAATTTCGTCCGTCACACCGGCCACGTCCGACACCGCTTGGGCAAGTCTGGAGACTTTGGCGGTTCTGCGGAATGTTTGCAGATAAGATGTGAGCAGGGCACGGTCTGCGGCATGATTCTCATAAGTGGAGACATCAGTGCCGTCTACTACCCCGCCCAAAGCTGGGTCAGCGTAGGTGTCTACGGGCCATTCAAGTGTAGTGTTCCGGGGTGTGGACCCCTTTTTGACCATCGACATAAAAGGTGTTGCCTTTTCATCGACGCGAGTGAGTAGGTCAAGCAAATCTTCGCGTTTTGCTACCTGGTTTATCTCAAATAATCCTGCCATGGGATTGTCCTTTCAGTTATGTGTTCTATCTTGCGTTTGCCGCAGCCTTAATCCAGCTTTTCAATCCGTCTATCGAGCCGGTCTTCATTGCGCTAGACTTAGCCTCCTGAACTTTTTTAAGACTCTCAGAAACCGTCACGGCGGATGCAGCCGGTTTTCTCGGCTGGGAGGTTGGGTCAGGTGTTTTGACTGTTTTGGGTTTAGCCTGTTGTTCCTGTTCAATGTAGAAACCAACCAAGGCTCGTGCTAAATAGAGGTCCACATCTGGCAAGTTCTTTATGCCTGGGTTCGCCTCTTTCACCTGTTCCACCCACGCCCGTGCCGGGTTCTGAGGGTCTTTCAACCACGGATATTTGGTGGCTGCAAATTCAAATGACTGCTTCTGCTGTTCGATGGCTTTTCTGCGTTTCGGTATGTCTGATTCCCTGCTGAACTCTGCGTTCAAACTAAGGTCTTCCAGCCACTCCTCAACATCGTCAGGGATGCTCCCAATCTTGTTCTCGATTTCTTGTTCAACCGAGTCAGGGTCTCTCCTGTATCGCGCCAAACTACGCTTGGCCCATCGTTCAGCCTGCCTAGCTTCCTCTTCCAACTGTTCCAGACGCTCGTAAGTGTCTGCCTGGTTGACGAGGTCACTGATTCCGTTTGGTGCCTCTGGAGTTGTCTTCGGTGTCGATTGCTGCTGCTCGTATAGCTTCCGTCTGGTTTCTTCCAGCTCTTCTTGGAGTTCTTTCTTTTGCCAGGTCAGCTTATCGATTCGCTTTCGATAACCGATGTCGTCTCCGGAGTCATCCTGAACATCGTCGTCGGCAGGCTGCGTTTCTGCCTCGGGCGGTTCATAGGTCGGAATATCTTGTTCGGTTGCTTCCGGTGCTTCGTCAGGTTGGGCTGGTTCCTTTTCTTTCGGTTCCAGGCTTGCCTTGATGGCGTTCCGTATTGCATCCATTCCACCAACACTTTTATCTGCCTCCACCGGCTGGTTATCGGTGGTCGTTTCGTTAGGACTATCCATGCTGTTGCGGTCGCAAGTTACCGTTTTCACCAGGAGGTTTTGAAAGGCACTCCAGAGGCCTATTTCTGCATCATCGCCAATACTGCTCTTAGAGTCAACGAAAAAAGTTAGGTAAGCCTAACATTTAAGCAAAACGCATTGGTGTTGTGCCTTTTACGTTAGTTACTACTCCTTGGTGGGATTATGCGCTTCAGTGAAGATGGTGTTCCACTCTTCGTGCATGTCCTGAATGGCTGACAGTCTGCCTGCCATGTAGTGTCGCTGGGCATCATTGCACTCTGGATTGGTTACCCCAGCCAGGTCTGATTGCGCAGCCTGGTCCAGGGTCCAATAGATTGCCTTCCTCAGAGGATGTTCATCTGCCACTTGGCAGGCCTGCATGAGCCATTCTGGGTATCCGTTATGCATTCGGGTTCACTCCTAGTCTTCCAACTTGCTTGTTCTGTTGCTGCATGACACTCATGTTGAGGTTCTGTGCGTATCCTTGTAGGAGTTGTTGGAATTGTTCGTCCTGTTCAAGCTGTGCCTGGTATTTAGGGTTATTACCGACAATTTGTTGAAGGAATTGCATCTTTATTCCTGCACTTGGGTCATTTTCAACGTATTTGGGCTGGTTGCCAAGAGCCATGTAGGCTATCTGTGAGTTAACTTCATCAAACATCTTTTGGGAAGCCTCTGCATTCTCAACCACCAGTTCCTCTGCCAAGGATGGGTCAATGACTTGCAGTTTCTTCCTGATAAGCTTGGTTCTGTCTACAATGCCCAAGGTGTCTTCAGGTAAGACAAACTGTGAGATGGCTTGCAGTTTCTTCTCCACAAACTCGTTGTCCAACTCCCTGACATCGAAGTGCAGGTTGAAGTTGAACTTATTCGGGTCTCTGGGTATTGGCTTTCCTGTTGCCGTGACTGCTGCGAACCGCTCGTCTTGGTCAAACCTTTGAACCAGGCCCCACACTCTCTGAATAACCGTGGACATGTGCCGAAGCCAACGGTGAACGAAGGCCTGCTGGTGTAATTGAGTCTCAACGGGCGGTATTTTGGGGTTGGGTCTCCCAAAGTAGCGGTCTGTCCGGTCCTTGATGTGTTCCATCAACTGAAACGCCAGCTCGGCACCTCTTCTTGGTGGTTCCATCCAACCGATGTCGTTTGGTCTTTGCTCACTGACTTGGACACCTGGGCCAATCTTAATCCGCTGACCGTAGCGTAGCGGCACCTTAAGTGGTGGCAGTGTGTCGAAGCTGGACCGGTCAAAGACCATGTCTGCCTGTGCCTTGAACTCGTTCTGCCATGTTCTGGTAATCTCAGACACTCCCCTCGATTCAATCGGGCTTCGTCTGGTTTTCTCCCGGGTGAACACCTCGAAAGGGTAGGTATCTCCAGCCTCAGTCACCAGTTCATGCTTGCCATACAACTCGTCACCCCTGCTGTCTTTGGTGGTGTAGGGACTGAAAACGGTCAAATATATGCCAGGGTTGCCGTTCTCGGTCACTCTGCGGGAGTATGCATAGATAACCTCAACCAAGTTGGTCCGTTCTTCCACCCGTTCAGTGTCTCCAATGACAGGTGACAGGCCGTAGTCCCATACTTGACTGTTTTGACCTGCAGTCCGCTTGATTTCCTCAACAAAGCGTGCATCCCACTCCCCAGAAGCTGCTTTCTCTTCCAGTTCAGCCACTGTGTGGTAATCTCTTCGGAAAATACACCTTGCTCGGTGCCAGTCCGTTGTTTCCGGTGGGAACAGGATTTCAAAGTAGGGTCGGAGGGCCACTACACTGGGGCGGTTTACCACCATTTCAGGCACCTCAAAGGTTGTCTTGCCGGTTTCGGCCAGTTCCTTGATGTGTTTCAGTGCCTTCTTTCTGGTCAAGCCTTCGTTGGTGGCCACCAGCATGTCTGCCAAGTATTCCTGCTCGTTTTGTAGCGCAGAGGTTAGAGCTTCGAACTGTTGGGGGGCATTGACTCCTAAGAAGCCAGATAGGGTTTGGAGGTTGATTTCGCGGGGAACCTGGGCATAACATCGGTCCCAGGTCACATGAAGAACGCTCCAACCATACTGCGCTACATACTCCGAGTGCAGTTCCAGCTCTTCTTCCCAGTCTGGCTGCATCAATGTGTTCAACATCCACCGCAAATACACCCCAATGGCTGCAGCGTTCTCATGGTCACCTCCTTCAGTGCCAGACACGTTCAGTGCGGCCCTGGAGATGGCAGACGTGGAGAGGTTGACAAAAAAGTTGCACACTTCATCAGCCAACCGTATCCGGGTGTCAGACGCATTTTCCCACGGAAAGGGCTGACGGCCCAAGTCCTTGGCATGCTTCTTCCCGTCCCTGGATTGTCCCGCCCATGAAGCGAACCTGGTTTCATCCGCTTCCCTGACTCGGTGAGTAGTCCGGTCATCGCTGGCAGACCTTCGGAAATCCTTCCAAAGTTCATCCACGTTGGGTGATGTTGTTTCCTGTAATTGGTCGTCGGTGTTCTGTGACATGATAAATTTTCTTGACCCTCGCTAAAAACACTATATAGGGTGACAGAAAAAGGTCAATAACTACCTGCCTCGGTCGTGTAATCAGCATTGGGCTGGACATGCATTGGGTCCATGCTAATCATGTATCTCAGCACATCAACAGGGTCTTTGCTGGCACCTTTCTGCCCGTCCGCATTTGTCCAAGTCTTCAGGGAGTAAATCAAGTTCTTGCACGCATCCGAAACATACAGCTTCGGCTCGTTCAGGATGGAGAGTTCCTCATTGGTGTTGTATCTGAACAGATGATTCACCATGGAACAGCTTTCATCCACTTCCAGCATGGCAGCAGGCACGAAAACAAGCCCGTCCTTGGTAACTTCCCCGCCTGCACCTCGCTCTGGTGCTGCCAAGATGTCAATCAAGCTCTGATTATGCTCCCGCTGCCCAATCACTGCTGCACGGCCTGCCCTGGGGTCTATGTAACGTTCCTGAACAGGTCCATCTAGCCGTTCCAGCTCTCTGATGAGCTTCCTATACTCATGGATGTTCCTCCCGCAGTCTGCTGTCTGTGCTGGGCCCGCCTTGCCGTCCAGCTTCGTGCTTGGCAGTGCCCATTCACC